TAAAAATTAGTGAAGCACAAACAGGAAAGAAGCATACTGAAGAATCAAAAAGAAAAATGAGTGAAGCAAAAACAGGTAAAAACAATCCTATGTGGGGAAAGAAGCTTTCGGAAGAAACAAAAATAAAAATTAGTGAAGCACAAACAGGACATATGGTTTCGGAAGAAACAAAAATAAAAATGAGTGAAAATCATGCTAATCAGATAGGTAAAAACAGTCCTATGTGGGGAAAACACCATACTGAAGAAACAAAGAAAAAAATGAGTGAAGCACAAACAGGTAAAAATCATCCTATGTGGGGAAAACACCATATTGAAGAAACAAAGAAAAATGAGTGAAGCAAAAATGGGAAGGAAGCTTTCAGAAGAAACAAAGAAAAAAATTAGTGAATCACAAAAATTAGTAAAGCATAATAAGGCTTCAGAAGAAACTAAAAGAAAAATAGGACTGAAAGCTGAACAAAATTTTAAGGGGGAAGGAAATCCTTTTTATGGTAAACATCATACTAAAGAGTCTAATGAAAAAAATAGGGAAGCTCACTTAGGTAGATATGATGGAAAGAATAATCCCATGTATGGTAAAAATGCTAGAGACTATATGACTAAAGAAGCAAAAAGGAAACATGATAAAAAAATATCAGAAGCCAATAAGGGAAATAGTCCTTTTAAGAAAAAGTCCAAAGAAGAGATGGTAATTATAAAAGAAAGAATGAGCAAAGCAAAGGATGGGTTTTATTTTGGAAATAATAATCCTCATGCTAAAAAAGTAATATGTGTAGAGACTAATGAAATTTTTTCTACAATAAAAGAAGCTGCTGATAATAAAAAAATGGATTATAGGGGAATCTCGCAATGTTGTAATCATCCTAAAATTTATAAATCTGCTAAAGGACTTCATTGGAAATTTCTTGACTAAATAAGAGAGGCTATTATGTTAAATTTTAATCAATTTGATTACATTGAGGAAGATATTGATACTCCTGCTCCTCCAGATATGGGAGAAGGGTCTTTAGGAACGGGACTAGAGGCTACAGGAGCAGGAGACTCTAGTTCTGGTGGTGCTGGTGGTAGTGCTGGTGGTGGTGCGGAGATGCCCTCTTCTACTCCTCCTGTACAAAATGAAAGTAAAAGAAGGGTAGAGTCTAATAATGAAGACCTCTCTGAGGAAGAAGAGCAGGATCAACTTAGGCAACAAAGAATCCTGAGTATTCTATAGTATGTATAGCGGAATATATTATGCTCATTTTTTAGTTCTCTTAAAGTGTAAAAATAAAGCAGAAGTATATAAAATACCCTATAAATTTAAATATGCTAAAAGCATACTAAAGCCCGAACATTTAGCATGGTTCTATTCACAACTACAAAAAGAAGATAAAGAAAATGAAGAAATTAAAAAAAATACAGGGAGCGTTGACCCCCTGTATGAACAGCAGCAGCATGAACTAATGCCTTATTTTAGGCAATACAATGTTAAAAATGTAAAAGAACTACTGATGGCTATGTACGAGAAGCTTTCCTCTTATACACCGTCACCCAGCCCTGGAGCTCTCCAAAGCACGACAAACCATAGCCAAACTGACCTGGGTACTTTTGGTCAATCTGAGCTATAAGCCTAAAAAGTTGTCTATGGGTCAGAGCGGGCTCATTTTCTGCTCCCATGCCCGAGATATCCACAAAAAACCTAACAGGGTTCTCGGAGTCTGCCTGGGCCTTGATATCTAAAATATCAATTTCCTCAAGAGTAGCAGGAGCCCACTGAGCAAAGGTTTTCTCTCCTGTAAAAGGAATTACAGGAATAGTATTCCCTTCAACTTGCTCCTTTGAAATAAGCACAGGCTGTCGAGCCCTCGCCTCTGCTTTTTTGTTTTTTCTTGCCATAGTAACTAAATCCATCATACAGTGTCTCCTAGTTCTCGTATGCTTTTTGGGTAAGATAGGTAATGAAAACATTACTAATCTCCCCTAAAACTACATAAGCAAAGAATGCTATTCCTATCATCCATATTGAATTTAGAATGATTCCTACTATAGCTAGAATAATTAGAGCTAAAGATAACCCTGCAATAAGAAAGAAATACACACGATTTCTTCCTAATAGATATACCATTGGATTTACCATTTTCAATTTCATTTCTCCTCCCTTGAATCAAAAATTACATCAGCTACCCATGACCACATTATAGCCCCAAGTAGTATCCCTATCCACCACATAGGATTACGCATAATAGGACCAGGGAGAATAATAGAAAGAAGTATTCCATCAAAGCAACCAGTAATACTCATGAATACATATCTCATTTCTTTCCCCTTAGATTAGTGGTAGATAAATGCTCTCGTCTTTGATGAACTGGGCTATTTTTTTACAAGCCTTCAACGAGGCTTCATTGCGAAGATCAGAATACATGGACTCATCCAGATTACCATATTTTTTGATGAGGCTAAAGATAGCATCAAAAAAGGACTGTTGAAGGGTCCGATGGTCTTGAACTACACAAGCAAGGAGAGCCTCTACAATATTGTCATGATTACTCATGACATTGAGAGTACGAGAGATAGTATCAAATGCCCGAGCTAGGTTTTCTAGTTCGTTAGCAGCCTTATCATATCTTTCATTATACCGTACTATGTCTTCAGGAGAATCTTTATTTACTTTCTCCCAGGAAATACCGGCATATTTTTGAATCTCTTCCATTCTAAAGGTTTTCACCATAGTCCATCCTCCTCGGTGTTGAATCCTTCAAGCATACCCATGCTATCTGCGCTGTAGTAGATTATTTTACCTTTGATGGCATCTACATTGACTCTATGCCCAGGACAGCCATGCTCTCCCCCCATAGCAATATAGTGGGTCATACCACCTCCTTCTTTTCGGTGAGCTGTGCAATTCTCTGATTGCACTCGTCCCAGGTCAAAGGCCACTCGGCCTCAATCTGATTGATATGATCCCAGGCTCCTTCATCATTATCATCGAAGTATACCCTAATACTCAGATACTCCCCGAATTCATGAGGATTGGTGGCAATTTTGAATTCCATGTTAGGCCACAATTTGCGGCAAACACCTATCATTCGTTTGGCCTCTGCTCGCATGGTGACCATATAATCTCCACCTTGGATAACCTGAGCGCATGGCTCCTGGATAGGAGTAGTGTCAAAATCGTAATAGTCCTTAGCCATGTATGGCCTCCCTCAATCAAGATATAGATATTATACTTGTATCCTTCTACTTTGTCAATACTTTTTCGAATAAAAGATCAGTTTTTCCTGTAGGTTTTATTTTGTAGCACAAAATTCTTTTTCCTTTGGTATTTACACTATACACATAGATATCTCCCTTCTGTGCTGGTTCAATCTCAATTTTGTGGAGCTTTGCCATTTTAGTTGCCATGTGTTTCTGTAAAATAGTCATACTGCCTCCTTATAGCATTCTTGTATAGGGCTCAAATTCAAGCCCATCAAATCTCCAATACACCCCGGATAGAGGGCTTTGAAGATAATCTCCTGGCCTAAGCCTTTCCCCTAATCGCTTCTGGGCTTCAGGCAGAGACCCAGCTTCGATCTTCCTACGAAAGACAAACAGTTTACGCTTATGGACAAAGTATTTGTATATCATTTTATATACCCTCTAAGAATACAAGCTGCTATAAAAATACCAAGGATATTAAGAGCAACTATAATTTCTCGAAAAGGAGTGTCTTTTTCTCTTAGTTCCCGTATGTGGGCTATAACTCCAAGAGTATTACCAAAAAAGCAAAGCATCCAAAAAATAAACATAAAGATTTTCATATTACGCTCCTATCGCTTGAAGATTTCCCTTCTTCTGGTCTATCTGTCCATTCAACGAGACAGCCATAGCATCCTGTCCACCAAGGATTCCACCAAGGAAGCCCTTGACATCAGTATTGATTTTTCCTTTGCTTACAGTCATACCTTCCTTCTCATTCATATATTTATCCACTTCTGCTGTAGCAACTACAACAAGTGCCCTGCATTCAGCATTCTCTTTGATTTTTGCCTCTTCAATCATGTTACGAATCCTTACAGCAAGAGTAAGGCAAAAAGCTTTTTTATAGGAAGCTACCTCAATCCTGCCCATGCCCTTCACTCGTTTGGCCCCTCGTTCCAGTACGTCAAAAACGTAGTCAACCATGACCCGAGTAGAGGCTATGTTTTGCTGCTGTCCCACAAGAACTCTCTGGAAACTGGAGTGCCTACGGTGATTCTGCCAGAACTGCTGGTGTGCTGTATACATCGTACACAGATTATACAGTGCTACAGAGTAGATAAGGGAAGTCTCATAGTCATGTTCCCCACCTCCCTGATCGTACACATCCTCCACAATAGAGGATTTAATCTCAAGCTCCCCCATGTCCAAGTTGTACTGAAGCAGCAAAGCACGAGCTCTCTCCATAGCGGAAGCAGCTTCATTGGCATTATTGCTCTCGGAAAGAGCAAGCAATTTTCGGATTTTATCTTTGACTTTATCAGTAACTATGTCAGCCATATATGGCCTCCTTCACTCAAGATAAAGATAGTATACATACTATCTCGGATACTGTCAAGGAAAATCGTATAAAAAAGGAGGGTTTTCCCTCCTTTTATTTACGCTATTTGTTCCAACTCCTTCCTCTGCCTCATAATCTGACAGCCCCAGTTCTGCCTATTTTCCTCAGTAGTAAACCGGCTCCTAAAAGGCTTGCGAACTCCACCATTGTAAATCCAGGCTTTGTGCTTACCAGAGAAGAAGAATCCCATAGCCTTAAGCTGATCCTTGACTTCGAAGGATTCGAAGGCGTAGACCCAAAAACCGATCAACTCGATGCGGCAATTGAGTTTCATGGCCTCCCTGAGCACCTCGGCGAAGACCTCGGCCTTGAAATTCTGGGTTTTGTCATCTCCCGCCTGGGAGAAGGCACCAGCCATTTTGCGATTGCAGAACGTATCGAACTGATTAATAATGTCAGCAGTGATCGTAGCATTCCCACCAAGGTCGGGATGATTTTCTTTGATCAACTTACGGAAAAGACTCTTTCCTTCGTCCAAGCTCAGATCGTCGCTGAAATACTGCATATTCACTCCTTATCTCTAAGCTAAGGTAATAATACAGTATATTTTAGATAGTGTCAAGCATAAAAATAAAAAAAAGAGAGGATTTTACTCCTCTCTTTGCTTTACATCTGTGTAGTATTAAGTTTCCCGTTTTATATCCTCTTCTAAAATAAGATTAGCCAATTCAATACTAGCTGTATGATACTTCTTAAATTCCTCTGTTCCAGGGACTTGATAGGCTTTTACTCGTCTGCCTCCATACATTTTATACTTAGAAGTAGCCATAATTTTTTTCATATACGAGAATAACTGTTTTTTAGTTGCCATAATCTTTTCCTATCCATACAAGCATACCATCCTCCACATTATATTGTATGGCTTTTCCTGCCCATACCAAAAGCTCTGTGGACCCAAACATATCATTCAATACCTGTTTGGTTCTTCTAGATTCACATGGGACTACATCAAATTTCTTTCCCTTTCCTTGGATGTAGAGTGTTCCTATAGGGAAAAGAAGACTCTCTTCAAAATTTGCTATAGTCCCTGTTTGTGTCACTCTTCGTACCCCTTCAGCTCTCTTTGGAGCCGTACTGACCATGGATAGGTGGCAGTATGGGTGGCGATGCCTTTCTTGTCCATCACATACTCCTGTACCTGGGAAGAATCCTTTGCATGGGTATACAAAATAAGCTCCCCTACAAAATTAGTGTCTACAACCCAAGATCGATCAAACTTTTTCACTGCTAATCTCTGTGCTGGTGTTAACATACTGTATCTCCTTTATGTAGAAGTATAACAGGCTTTCTATTATTTGTCAATAAAAAAAGGAGAGATTTTATTCTCTCCTTTTGTTGCTTATCCCTTATTGATAGGAATGGAAACAGGCTTTGCCTCTTCCTTACGAGGAATCTGAATTGTCAGAATCCCATTTACACTATTAGCAACAGCCTTATCAATCTCAAATTCAGCAGAAGGAACTAAAATCTTTTTCTGCGCCTTTGAGTTTCTAATGCCCCGCATTTTAAGAGTAAGACCCTCAAACTGTGATTCTGATGGAATACAATTAACAATAAGGTATTCATCCTTATAGCTCAGAGTAATACCATCGTCGGGGTATCCTGCTATCGACATTTGTATGACAAAGTTCTCGTCCTTGTCAGTAAGAATATTGGTTGGGGGAAAATCTCCACATACCAAATTTGAAGGAAATTGTGAGACCGCTTCTCCCATGGAGCCCATGACCTCATCAAATAACCTAAACGCTGATTCGAGTCCCTCAAAGCCAAAGCCCCTGGGGAACACCCTAACACGACAGCCGCATCCTTCCATGCCAGCCCTCCTATAAAATGATTATCCTGTTGATCAGGCATAATCTAATCGACTGATAAACGACCGATTATCCTCACTTATTGACTGATAATTGATCCATATAATTAGTATAATATCAAAAAACTCAATTGTCAATTGACTGCCATTTTACTCTCATTTTTTTAACCAAAAGACTGACCCGTTGTTTTGATATACCCATTCTTTCTCCTACTTCTCGCATAGAGGGTATTTTACTTTTAGTACCTGGAATAAGATAATTTTTCATTATTAGTTTTTCTTGTGAGGTTAATAAAGTTAAGAAGTCTTCAATTTGTAAGGAGTGTTCAACAGATTCTATTGTTGTATCTATTTGCTGGAGCCTATCAATAAAAGCATATAGAGAAGTGCAGATAGCGTCCTTTCTTCTCGGATATTTAGTATTACAGGTATCTCCTAATTTTTTATAAACCATTAGATTATTCCATAGCAATCGCTTTTTGAAAAAAGAGGTAAAGTCCCATCTGTCGGGGTTATTGACTTTAGCTTCTTTGAAAGATTTTATGGCTTTATGTAGAATTAAATAGGCTTCATTCATATAGTCGTTAAATTCAAAGCCTCGGGATTTATTTATTTGTATATAGGTCTTATAGTTTCTCTGTATTAATGGCTCATACTTCTTATATAAAGTATACATATATTTTTGATCCGTTTTTGCCTTACACACTAGCTCGTAATCTGTCATAATGCTCCTCTTGACTTTTTCTTTTCCCTATGGTATACTCTATTGTAAGGATGTAACTATGAAATTAACTGCCACAAACCTTGACTTCTCTAACTTACTACAATTATCAGGCATTGTCAAGGGCTCCAATCCTACTGTACAATTAGAGAATCTCAATGCCTATCTTTTTTATGATAAGCAAAAGAATCTCTTATCCTTTCTTGTAAAGGGAAGAATTCTGACGGCAGCTATTGGTATTCCTGCTATACTAGACGTTGATTCTGATACAGATATAGCTATAGCTATCTATTCTGATAACCTTATCCATCTAATAAGCACCTACTCTGAAGAGCAAAAGAAAACGCTTATCATGACTATTGAGGCCGATGAGGATACTTCTTATTTAGAGTTTATCTGTGAAAAAGATAAAATACTCTTTGCTCACCTTATTTCTAAGGAAGCAGAAGTAAAAGAGATAGGAATGCTTATAGATAAGTTAGAGACTGTAGCTGACAGTAAATCTTTATTTTCTACTAATATGCTCTTAGGAGAAGATAAGCAGTATTTCTTGACAGGCATAGAAAACTGTCTATCTTTTATTGAAGGAGACCTACGAAATAACGCTATTGCTATTTATCAGGATAGGCTTATTGCCAATGATAAGCGCCATATATATCTCTACGATTTTGTAAATAAGCTTCCTATAAATGATCCTCCTTTGGCTCTCCATAAGGAAGTAGCACAAGTAATAATAAATCTTAATACCAAAAAAGGCAAAATGATTTTTTTCCTTTTGGACAATAACAAAGTGCATTTGTATGATGAAAAACTCAAATTCTATGCTGAGCTAAATAATTCAATGTCAAATATATTGCCTCCTACAGCGGAAGACTTAAAGATGCTGGCCCCTACTGATCTTGTATTTTCCTATGGAAAAAAGGCTCTGGAGGAGCAGCTAAAATTCTTTATGGGATTCTATACCAATAAGGTAGGCTATAAGACTATCTGTTTGGATACACTGCCAGAAGGAATAAAATTTGTATTACGAAATTCAGGAGTAGTAGGATACAGTTCTTCACATATAGAGCGGACCCTTGACGTAGAGATAAATCCGCAGTATACTGACTTACATGCGGTGGTTATTATTACTTCAATAATGGATTTTATCCATGGATTGGCTGCTGATGACAAAGTGGAATTCTACCTGGATAACGAGCATAGGGCAGTAGTACTGAAGTGTAACAGACAGCAGATTTATTTACCTAAATCACAGGAGAAATAAAATGGAAAAGATGGAAGTAGAAAAATTTATTGGCATTATATCTCCTTATGACATTGATGGTAGGTATAGTTCTCCTCAAGAACTGTGGGATGCTTTAATACCTACTAATGAATGTTCATGTATCAGAATAAACTACAACTCTCCCTCTTATGATGATAGTAATGGTCATTTTGATATCATGGAACTTCGTCCAGAGACGGATGGAGAACTTGCACGTAGGGAGAACCTAGAAAGAATTAATAGAATTATAAAAAAAGCAAAAAAAGAAAAGGATAAAGCAGAGAAACTAGAACGAGACAAGAAGGAATATGAACGTCTCAAGACATTATTTGAGAAGGACAAATGAGTCCCTATGTAGTTCATTGTAAGCAGGGACTCTATGATGTCTACATAGGTAGACCCTCTAAATGGGGGAATCCTTTTGAAATAGGCAGGGATGGAACCCGTTATGAAGTAATAGAAAAGTATAGAGAGTATGTAAAAACAGCTTTTACTGAGGAAGAGATTGTGAAGGAGCTTAAAGGTAAAGTTTTAGGCTGCTGGTGTGCACCCGAAAATTGCCATGGAGATGTTCTAGCTGAAATAGCCAATAAGGAGACATAAATGAGAGGTAGTGTAGAATGGTTTGCTGATGAAATGGAAAAGAAACTCCGAAGAAATGATGAAAAAAAAGGCCCTGAAGGGTGGAGAGATATGTCTCCTCTTTCTTTGTACTCCTCCTTAATGCAGGAGATACGAGAATTGAAAATGGCATTAAATGAGGGCGTATCTGAATCTATTATTGGTGAATGTGTAGATGTTGCCAATTTTGCTATGATGATTGCTGATAATGTACAGAAAAAGATGGAGGCTCAGTTGTGAAAAAGTTTATTTGTGTCTATTTTTGTCTCATATTCCTATTATCATGTGCCCCTAAAGGAGTATCATTAGAACACGCTTTAGCCCCCTATATTGCTAAATATGGACAGCCTATAAGACTACATACTGCTACTTTTCGTGGTGGACTGCAAACAACTACAGAAAAAACCTTTTATTGGAAAAATGATAATAGTGTAGAGGTAGATTCTTTTGATATAAAAGGTGCCACTAATTAAGTATGGGAATGATACATAAAGCATTGAAAGTACGATTATATCCTAACTCAAAACAACAGGAGATTCTAAATAAGACTCTTGGGAGTTGCCGTGCAATCTATAATATGATGCTGTATGAGAGAATTCAAACTTATGAGAATTGGAAAGCTTCCGGAGATACGGATACACGAAATCTATATAATCATAAGCATAAAACTGAAAAAGAATACAAAGAAGAATACGAATGGTTGAAGGATTCTGTAGATTCTCAAGCTTTGCAACAAAGCAGAATCAACCTTTCTATGGCTTATCAAAACTTCTTCAAATCCTTATCTGGAAAACGAAAAGGAGCTAAAGTAGGCTTTCCTAAGTTTAAGAAAAAGAAAATTGGGTCATCATACCGAACGATGATGACAAATAATAATATAGCAATAGATTTTGAAACTCATAAAGTTAAACTCCCAAAAGTTGGCTATGTGAATTTTAAGGATATTAGAACTAAGATTGAAGGTATTATCAAGTCAGCTACTGTTAGTAGATCACCGACTGGAAAATACTTTGTTTCTCTTCTCATTGAACAAGAGTTAGAACTTCAAGGAGTCATGTTAGATTCGGTTAACGAAAACCAAGTAATCGGGTTGGATATGTCTTTGGAGAAACTCTTTGTTGATGATAATGGAAACAGCCCTGCTTATGAAAGACTGTATCGAAAGTATGAACCTCTTCTAAAGAAAGCTCAAAGAAAAATGAGCAAGAAAAAGAAAGGTTCAAAAACTTGGTACAAGGCTCTTCATAAAGTGAGTCTGATTCACGAAAGAATCACAAATAAGAGGAAAGACTTCACTCAAAAATTATCAACTGAATTGGTTAAAAATAATGAAGTGATAGTGGTTGAGCATCTTTCTCTCAAAGGAATGAGTCAAGCATTGCATTTAGGAAAGTCTGTTATGGATTTAGGCTATTCGGAATTTGTAAGACAATTATCTTACAAGTCCCTATGGAATAACAAAACATTCATACAAGCTGACAAATGGTTTGCTTCTTCAAAAACTTGTTCTATTTGTGGATACAAAAAAACAGATTTACAACTTTCTGATCGAGAATGGAAATGTTCTAATTGTGGAACAGACCATGACAGGGACCAGAATGCAGGGATCAATCTTAAAAATTATGGATTAAATTACTTAGGGCTGGGACAGCCCGAATCTAAGCCTGTGGAGACATCGATGCACAAGGTCGAGTCTGTGAAGCAGGAAGCCCTGAAATCTTTAGTTTCAGGGTAGTTCACGAATAACTTTGAGGAATACGAATACATATAACTAATTGGATATGGCTTCAGCAGAAAAAAACAGTTATGCCTTTGCATCTAATAACAACTATTACTCTAAAGGTGATAATCCCCAAGATAATAAATACTCCTCCTCAGATCGCACATTAGGTTCTAACTCTCAAGCCCATTTTACTCGTTTCCCAGACCCAGAAGGTGAAAAAGCCACAGGTATAAACTTTGTGGCCTTCAGTTTGCTTATGAGCGATGGGGGAATTATTGACTATGACTCTGATACCTTTTCGAATGAAGAGGAGGCCCAGGCATACTGTGAGACTTTAGCCCAAGAAAATTCAGGACATAGTAGAAAGAGTATAGTGGTCCCTGTAGAGCAGCGGGCAGAGACTGAAATGAAAATAATAAACATGATAAACAATGGTGATCCTAATAAAGGTGATGAACACTCTGGAGCACTTCCTAATAGTCCTAATAAAACTGCTACTGTAGATGCTTTTTTCTCTGAATCTAAATTACAGAAACTAAAATATCTCAAAAGTCTCTAAAAAGTAGACAATCTCTTATATTTACCTTATACTATATATAGGAGATTTTATGGCTAGAAGTAAACAGAAACCAGTAACAGAAGCATTACTAACACGATTAGAAAAAGAGTATTTAGAAGAAAGGGAATTGAGAGCAGAAAGCAATACTCCCTCTGCTCTTGAAACACAACTTTACCATCAAATGTTTAAGGAACTTGTACCTTATGCCCGATCCCTAATTCTAAAGAAAACTAAAGGTAAAATATTTCTTCCGCCTGACATTGTAGAAGAGACAGCATTAGAATCTACAGTAAAATTTATGGCGCAATATGAGAAGCCAGACTTTAAGACACGAGCATCCTTTGCAGGTTTACTGTCTTTTAAGGTGCTAGAATCCCTATATGGACCTAAGATAAAGGCTGCTGATAAGATTACTTCCCTAAATGAGCATATTGAGAATGGTAAGAGCAGAGAGACAGAATTAGGGGAACTGTCAGAAAGCTATAACTTTACTTATCTATTTAGACCCTATGATAATGATATTATTGACGATCCCGCTAACTACCTTTTTAATAAAGAAACCGATGCTATTAATAATATGATGACAGTAATAAAGGATTTGTATAAATGTACTACCTTACATCAATTTTATATTATTTGTATTGGTATTTGGCAATTCATAGAAAAGTCAAAGACGTTAGAGAAATTCAAAGAGCTATTCTTTACTCACGAAATTAATGAGGTATATGAGGTTGCTTTACTTGAACTTAGGAATAGATTGCAGGGAATAGCCTAATTATATTGACTAACTATATATGGCATTGATTACTCCACCATCTTATTATGACTTATCACTCTATTCAGATAGCTTGACACTTATAAGAATGGCTATTGAGACCTATTTTGCCAATAACCTCCTTAGAAGCGACTTAAGTAGAGTCATCTTTGCTTCAGAGAAATATGCTTTTAGGCAGAGACTCAATTTAAAGTCTAAAAATGCTAACCCTTCTATTCAAGAATTAGACCTACCTTATATGCGCTACTTCTGGACAGGCAACTGGCAGATAGACGATAGACCTGCCGTACAGAATGCTACTGCTGGCCTAATGGGCTTTCCAGACTCATCAATAGGCTTTCAAAATATACGGTTTCTACAAGGTCAAATCATATTCAATTGTACTGCCTTTTTTAGTAGAACCGATGATGCCCAATTGGCTTATGAAACCTTAATTTGGATTCAGAACCCCGCCCCCCAGCAATTCACATATGGATCATTAACCTATAAAGGCTATGCTATACAAATACCTATATTATTCGAAGTGGAGGATATACAATGGATGCCCACCTACGATGAAACTGAATGGTTGGAAAAAGCCCACATTATACCTATCAACTTTAATATTCACTTGCGATCTACTATTATGAGCCAGATACCCCAAACCCCTCAATCTTCTACATTCTTTGTTGATTCTCCTCCTGTTATTACTGAAAATGTATTACTAGACTTTTTATCCTATAAGTTTCAAAATACCTATTATGATAAAGCAAACTATGGCCTAGAGGTTCAAGGTATATTTACAGCCGATCCTGAACTAATGGGTATAGTTTTCACTGAAGATATTACTGCTAATTCTATGACCGTAACCTGGGCATACAATCAGGCAGTAATGCCTTATTATACTGAAAACACTGTAGTAATAAACGTCAACGGTGCTGATAATTTTACTGCTCCAATGAATCAATTATCATATATCCTCACAGACTTACATTCTGATTCCACCTATAACATTACTGTTTGGTTTACCTCTGATAATGGCAACATTACAAAGTACGTGACACAGGCTACAACGTTAGCTGGGGACAATGGAGTAGGAATTCCTGGTATTATGGGCTACACCTAATAAAAAAATAAGGACTAAATAAAGGTAAAGGACTAAAACAATGCAAAGTGATCGATTACGTTTTCAATACATAGACCAATCTTTTACAGTTGGTACCACAACTGCCATTACAGGGGCTACTGTAATAAAGGCTTCAAAAGGAACCAATTATCCTCAACTTGTAAATAAAGGAGATACTCAAACTTTTCTAAATTTGTTTGGTGCTCCTTCATCTCAATACCCTGGAGTTCAGGAAGCTTTAGATTTTTTACAAAATTATAGTCTATGGATATCAGCACCTGGAGGAGCAATTTCCTCCGCATCTTTGACTTCTTATTATGGTGGTGTATATCTAACTACATTAGGCTCAATGGAACAATTTTATGCAGTCACTGAAGGTAATGCTGGAGTTCCATCTATAAACTTCCTTACTTCTGTTCAAACAGGAGATGGATCACCATTATCTGGACCTTCAACTATGTCTTATAATGCAGGAACATATACATTGTCTATAAGTAATATCCCTGCTGCATTTTTTTCTGCTGGAAGCATAAGTTCAATTATATTAACCTTTAAAAGAAGTGATGGCACTATAGCAACCATACCCTTTACTGTAAGTGGTACTTCATTGCTTTGTGTTAACCCTTCTTCAGGATTGACTTTAACAGCAACTAATGCTGTTTCTTCTACAGGTATAAGTATTATTGGTGCTACTGGTGGTTTTTTTGATAATTACTCAATAACTACATCTACTGGCACTTATTCTGATTTAAGTTTTCAAACAAATAGTACTTATCTTACTTCTCTATGGGGAACTACAGTTCCATCTGGTACTTTAATGTGGATATATAACATTCAACAATATGTTATTATGGCTCTTTACCAAACTTCTCCACGAACAACTATTGGTTCATTAACGTTAGGTACAACTTATCCTATAGATACACGTACTACAGTAGCAACACAATATTCTTCTATATTTACTTTCTTAGGATCAGCCACATTATCTAATGGAACAACATATCCTCTAACAATATGTAATAATACCTACTCCTTAACTCCAAAAATAGGAGGAACAGGTTCATCAATTCCAGTAACCTCGACTGCTACTTTAATTCAAGCTATTATGAATTCTCTTACAAATGCCTTTGTTCCTGGTGGTTATGCTGTAACCAATACTACCTCTACAATAACCATTACCTATTCAGGTAATACTCTTGCGCCTTCAATTGTACTAGGTTCTTTACTTACAGCAGTCCCCTATGCTGTTAATTTTGTTACACAGTATACAGTAGGGGGTCCTGGATCAGAAACCAATGGCTCTTTTATTCTAAATGGAACTCAATTTACTTTAGGTGCGACACTAATATCAAATACCACAACTCTAGCTGCTGCTATAACTTCTGCGTGTACAGGAAATACAGGAAGTTATATAGTATCTAATCTAGGACCTATTATTAGTATTACTTATCCTATATCTTTGCCTGGACCTATCCTTTCATTTAATTCTTCTATGGGTGGGTTTACAACAACTATTACCAGTATCCCTGTAGCACCAACACCAACAGCAACTATAACTTCAAACCCATACTATAATACCTTTACCTTTAATTATACTGAACTAGCATATACAGGTTATAATTATACTAATGGTGGTAAGCCTTATATTTTAAGTCCTAGTCCTACAGCCGTAGATTCCTCTGGAAATAGTACCTATGCAGGAACTGTATTGGCAGGAGATAGTTTCTTAAATGCTATTTGTTATCAGAATTTTACAAACACACTAGCGGGATATACATGGAATCCTTCAGCACAAAATCTACAAGGAACTCGTGCAGCTTCTTCTATTTATCTTAATCCAACTGTAAGCTCTTATCAATCAACATACTTGCCAATAGTATTAGCTGCGGGATGGAATATGATGACTCTCCCCGCCTTAGATAATGTAAATATATTCTTTGATCCAGAGTGTGATTTAGCAACTGCTTCTACAATGGCTTCAATGAGGACAGGCTCTATTTCTGATCCTTCTTTCTCAACCTATATAACAGGTATAAAAGTATCAGATGGTATATCTATAGGAAATTCCGATGTAAATAATGTAGTAAATGATCTTATTACAGCTCGGGCATCTTATCCTAATCTCTCTGGACTAGCGTATTATTGTAATGAGTTTCAACAAACAGAAAATTATAATGGAACTACTTACTATAACATTCCTATAGGAGCTATAGCTTCAATGCTTGCCCTTATTATGGATGTAAAACTAGGTGGAGCGGCACCAATGTATACTAATGAGGGGCAACCTTCTATTGGTGGACAAATAAATAAAGCTGTATCCAATCAAAAGTATAATTTTCAAGCTCAACATTTTAGTGCTTTATCTGCTGTTGGGTTGAATCCAATAATTCTTGACCCTTATTATCAGCTTATGATAACATCTCAATTAACAGCCCAGTCCCCTGCTAATGTTACGGATTGGTCTTATCTTGGTCACCAAATGTCCTTTGATCTGTTTATGGCCGAGATTAGACAAAATGTAATGATACCTCAAATTGGCAAGCTGATTGATTCTGCTCATATGCAGTTAAGAACAGATCAATCAAACATTATTCTAAATAAGCGATTATCAGGACCTACAGCAATATGGAGTGCTGGTCAGGTATTCATTACTGAAGTTAATACTCCTGAAACTAAGGCCCAGAATAACTTTATTATGAAAATTCGTGTCAAAGTTACTCCCTTCTCAGAATACTGCACATTAATTTTTAATAATGTGGGGCAAACCTCCTCAGTTACTACAGCATAGGATTGAAAATTAGAGTGAAACTCCTACTAACTATAGTAGGAGTTTTTTATGGGTATAATTTATTGCGCTACAAATAAATTAAATGGAATGATGTATTTTGGGTATTCTACTCGAATTCTAGAAAAAAGACAAAAAGAGCATCAAGATATGGTAAAATATGGTTCTAGCTGTTATTTTCATAGTGCTATTAGAAAATATGGCTGGAATAATTTTTCATGGAAAGTGATAGATTATGCTAATACAAAAAAGGAATTAGGAATATTAGAAATGCTTTATATTGAAATGTTTGATACATGCTTCCCTAGAAAAGGATATAATATGACAGAGGGTAATGATGGAGGAGTACAAAATGAAAAAACAAAAAATAAAATGAGTGAATCTCAAAAATTAAGGCATAAACATTATATTCATCCTATGGCAGGTAGACATCATTCAGAAGAAGCAAAAAAAAAGATGTCAAAAAGTCATGAGGGAAAGCAAATAGGATCAGAAAATGGAATGTTTGGTAAACACTTTTCTCAAGAAACTATTGCTAAATTTAAAGAAGCCAGACAGGGGAGCAAACATCCAATGTATGGTAAGCACCACTCTGAGGAAACCAAAAAAAAGATTAGTGAAAGTAAAAAGAAGTTTATGAAGAAAATAGACTAATTAGAAGAGGAATATAATGGCAGACTCAACAGGTCAAGTTACACTTTTAATGAACTCGGGTATTGATGCTTTTACCAATCTTTATGATATACAAATGGTATTTCCTACAAATGTTACTCCTTCATATGATTCTACTGCTACTTCAGGAGCAGGAGGATACGCTTATAGTGTTCGTGCTATGGGGTTTCAGCCCCCCGAGCTAACTTTGATGATATATAATTCTGATTACAAAGGGGTTCAGTTGACAAAACAGGCTCCAAAAATACAAGGAGAGAGAACTTTTACTATTGAATTTAGAATGGATACTAATTATTATTTATATTATGATTTATTACAATGGAAACATATTTGGGTTGATCCTTCTGGAGAAGGAAACATTCAACCTGGGAGCTTATCCGATAATATAATGGATTCTACTACTACTCCTGTAACTGGGAATATAGCACAATATGGACAAATAACTGTAGGGGCATACTCTGTTACTACTCCTTTAGATGGTTATTCTGATCCTTCTAATGTAGTAGATATAACATCACCTGGGGCTTCTTGGATTTTCTGGGATGTAGTATGCAATAAAGTAGGAACCCCTAATTATCAGCGGGCCGGAGCTGATGCAGTTACAGTTACTGCTGAGTTTATTTTTGGTAGGTATAGTGAACCTTACTCTAATGGCTCCCCTTTAGCCCTAGCTACTCCTGGATCAACTATTCCTGCTCTTACAGGAAATGCAGCAAACTAAAATTATAAAAATTAAGCCCTTCCTTGCGGAGGGCTTTTTTATACTAATTATACATGAGTACTGGTCAATTAACTACTCTTCTCAATGTTGAAAGTTCAAGGGCTTTTTCTAATCTTTTTGAAGTGAGTATAACGAAAAGTACTGGTTTTGCGTTCTCATCTGATTCCTCTTCTATACCCTATCAAGCTAAATCCTTAAACTTTTCTGATAATTTTGGATTTAAGTTAGAATTAAATGAAGCAATACAAATGTTTATGATGAAGGGTGTAGAGAGAATAAAGGGAGTTAGTATTGTATTTAAGGAAACAAGTAACTATACTATTACTAATCTAATAAAATCATGGATGAATTCAATATATGACTTTAATCAGCATGTATTTCTATCTGGAGACCCAACTGGAACTATTACGGTAAACCTTGATGACAACCACTCCCATGTAGGTTCTATTGTAATAGAAGATGTAATACCTCAAACTTTAACCTATCCAAACTATACATGGTCTGATTCAAATCCCATTGATATAACAGCTACTTTTGCGTGTGGTAGAGTATACTGGAATAATAGTTATGATGATACTTTAAGTTCAAATTCTAAAAATTCTTATTATGTAGGTAAAGGAATATAATGGCAAATACAAATAGTATAAGTGTAGACAAATATGCCGATATTCCTTATGATGGTGCTACTGGAAATTTTCTTCAAGCTACCAGTATAGATGCTATAAAAAATGTAATTAAGATGTATTTATTTTCTAAAAATGGAGATTACCAAAGAAACATAACTAAGGGTGGAGTTTTATTCGACATGATAGGAAAGAAGCTTACTGATGTAAATGCACAACTTTTAGAAAAAAAGATAACTGATGCTTTAAATCAATTTTCTAATATTAATGTAAATAGTGTACTGGTATCTTTAGATATTCAAAATAAAATGTTTATAGCTAAAATAACCTTTTCTGATACTTATAATAAATTCGTTTCTTCTACCTCAATAGGAGTATCAGCCTCATGAAACAATTTGATTCCGCTTCAATAGCGAGTAGAACATTAGCTTCCTTGTCTACAAGTAGTAATTGGTCTCAGTTATTAGGAGATAGCGCTACTACTGAACTCATTTCTTCTTTTGCTGACTCCGAAGCAGAATCAGTACGATATATGGAAAATTTACTCTCTGAAGCAAAATGGGGGTATGCTCAAAATCTATCTTCCTTTGTTACTCAAGCTTCTTATTTAGGGTATATACCACAAAGAAGAGTATCCGCTATTGGCACTATATATATTTCCCATGATCCCCAAATGGCTAATTTAGGTGCTACCTTATTTACATTAAGCGATTTACAATCTAATTTAACTACTTATGGAGGGAGTACAATTCCCATAGCAGTAGGTACTGTATTTTCAACTACTACTTCTCCACAAATAAAATTTTTATCTACTCAAGCAGTAGCTTATGCTTCTGGTATGCAGTATTTAGCAATACCAGTTATTCAAGGAGTAGTATCTTCAGTTGTGACAACAATGCTAGGAAATCCTTTTGAAGAAATACAAATAACTGATAATACTATAGAAGATGCTTCTAATTCTATTTCTTCACAGTTTTTTTATGTGAATATTACTCCAGCAGGAACAAGTACTTCTGTACTTTGGAATAAACTAGAAGATATTTATTTAGCTGATAGTACTGACACTAGCTATGATATTAAGGTTCCTACTGACCTTTCTTCAACAATAGTTAGATTTGGTAATGGAATTGTTGGAATGATTGTCCCCGCTCAATCAACAGCATCGGTAACTTATATAAGCTCCCTTGGTATTGATGGTAATATAAATAGCAATTATAGTGTTAATACTATTCTAACTCCTCTACCAATAAGTATGTATTGTTCTAATCTTTCTCCTATACTAGGAGGAGCAAGTATAGATACCCCATTAAACATTCAGGGGAAAGCACCTACGGCATATGTGATAAATGGAGGATCAATTATATCTGCCCCAGGATATAAAGCCCTAATAGAAAGTTTCAGCTATGTTAAAACTGCTTCTGTATATGCTGCTTTGTATCTTAACCCACTTTCTGGTTTAACCCAGAATACCATTATGTATTCAGCTATTAATACAGAGGGGGCAGATGCTAATTATGATGTTTATTCAGGGACCTCAGGATTATTAGTAAGTGCTGTAGAAACAGCTTTACTAAATAAAAATTCTCCTTTGGATGTAATTCAATATATCTCCCCTAATTTTTTGCATGTAAAATTTAATATAATAGCACAAGCATTATCCCTATCTTCTATATCCTTATCTTCGTTAGAATCTACTATACAGGAAGATATTTATTCCAATTTTGGCACATTAACACAATCTTTTAATTCAGTATATGATAATTCTGCTCTTTTATCCTATATTAATAAAAACTACTCCTTACAACAAATAAGCCCTCAGTTAGAGGCTGTGACTAATCTTTTACCAAGTAATTTTACTATTGATAATGCTCATTCAGGAAGTTATCTCTCTAATTTTTATTTTGATCCTTCCTTTAATTCTTTGTATGGTTTTGACAACAATCATCAATATTGTCTTAAAATAAACATCATATTTACTTGTGCTTCCTGTTTATCTAATAGTAGAACCTTATTTTTAGTTCCTATCTCAAGTACAGCCATAGCTTATACCTGTACAATAAACTCATCAGCTATGATAGTAGGTATAGGCAATTCATATACTACTTTTACTTTTAATAGCACAGTGTTTTCCCCTGGTTCTTCTCCTTCCTTTACTATACCTGTATCTCCTGTCCCGACAGTAGCTTCAGTAATGAAAGCAATATGGACTACTCTTAATGCCAGTTCGTATAATACCTCTTATAGTTTTATTTTAGGTAGTAATAATGTTTTATATGTAACTCCATTATCTACAACAGTTGGTTCTTCCTCAATAAGCCTTTCTCTAACCACTGGATTACAAGGAATTACATTTAATACAGTAAATTCGGGAAACTGGCAAGTATTACAATATCCTTATATTTCTGTTGTTACTGATAATAATTATATGCTAAATTATGTTTTAAACAATAATACAGCTCCATATGTAATACCTAGTACTAACACATCATTAGTAGTAGGAAGTAATATAGAAACACTCTATATACCTTTTGCTATAACTTTTGATTATTCTACATTAAATCCTTCTAATTTAAGCTCTACTCAGTTAGGATCAGGAAGTATTAGTATACCTACCTTATTGCCTGGAGGAAGTGCTAATTCGTATTATTTGAATTTTAGTTCCTCTACCGCTAATGAAAATGTAGTGATAGAGGTTATTGCTATGCCTATTTCTGGAAATATTGTTCCTTATGCTGAAAATAATATAGTTCAACTAGGGCAGATAACCCAAAATGGTATTACTGTTGACGATGTTATAATACAACTACAATAGGATAAAGTATGTCATACATAGCGCCTATCGGACAAGCAAATTTAATAGAAAGACTAGGAACAATTCCTACCCCCTACCCTTCATATGTAACAGTTATTCCTACAGATGATACTTATGCCACTGATGATATATCTATTTCTAATGTAATTAGATCACAATCTGATTATGTTACAGTAACTAATCCATATAATAATCTTCATAGCTTAATGCAAAATGAGTTTTATCAAGAAATATGCGATATTTTAACTTCTGAATATCAATATGTTATTGATAAATTTAATGAGCTAAAAACTCTTTATAATATTGATTACTATGATGGGGATCAAGATACTTTTTTAAAAAAAATAAGCAATATCGCTAATGAATTTAATGTAGTGCTACCTCTTTCTTTTATTCCCTATACTAATATAGAAAATGCCAATGGAGCTACATTAGAAGCATCAGCTAATGTTACAAAACAAAATGATTTTTTAAGAAACATAGTAAAAAGAATATGGTTAATGAGAAGATGGACAGGGAGCCTTTTTGGATATAAATTACCTGTAAAACTAATAAATAGGATTGGAGCTGTTCATTTAGGATTATTAACTGTATCCTCCTCTTCCTTTTTAAATAATAGAATATATGAGACCATTGATCCAGTGCAATACTCTAATATATATCCTAATTCTTCAACCTATCCTAATAGCATTAGCATTCCTGGGGCTAAAAGTTTTAGTTTGATACAAGACGCTTATTACTATTGGGATACACAGTTAACATGGGATCAAACTATATTAAACAATTCTTTAGAGTGGGATACTACAGTAGCATTACCTCATTCAGGAAAAAGATTATTTATTGAGATAGCCTTAGATAGAGTTATTACTTATATAAATAGTATATCTTCTAATCCCTCTGTTTGCCTAATGGAAAATATTTATTTAGATACTGTGAAATCTTTAGAAGGATATGTACATAAAATACAAGATATAGTTAATATTGGTTGTCAATTATCATTACTAACAAGTAAGGATGGATACTTTAATACCTACAGTAGTGCTGCTTCTACTCCAAGCCTAGTGTATACTCATCCTAACATACAAGCCAAATTTCAAGTATTTCCTAATTGGAATCTTTCTGCTCTCTCTGTCTCTGGTTCTTATATAAAAATAGGAACTGGTGGGTTTATTAAAAATCAGTATCACACTGCTACTTTTACTATTACTAGTCCTTGTAGTACTACAGGAGTATTAACGTGGGGTGGTGGTGCTTCTGGTATTTTACCAGTTTCAAACTCATTAGTAACTACAACTCAAGTTGCGGCATATATACAACAGAATCCCCCTGTAGGATGGTCTATTACCAATATTGGTGCTTTAGTTATAATGTCTACGATTAGTAGCAATGCTCCTACTATCAATGTAGGAAACACAGGAATAGTAATATCTACAATTAATTTTACTCTATTACAACCAGGAATACCTATAACAATATTACAATCTACTGCTACCTCTGGAACTTCGTCAAGTTTAACTGATATCACACAGAATTGGAGTGTAAATTGGGCTCAATATTCAACAGCAATAAATATAATAGCAGGTACAGGGGCAGGAAATAGTTATACTGTTGCATCTAACACTACTACCCAAATAACTTTTAATCCTTCTTCTTATACTTCGGCTCTAGACTCTACCTCTGTATATCAAATTATAGGGACTATAGATTTAAATGTATTTAATAGTTGTGGTTTGAATGGAAGTGTACCATCAATACCTACACAGGCATTGGTTCAAATAAAAGATTTACAATCCCCTGTATTTTCTTCTCCTTTATTAACTACAAATGAAATAGTAAATTTAGGAGCATTTATTTTAATAAACCATGTAATACACTCAAGAGACATGTACTTTCCTAACTTTACTGTTCCTATTGTTACAAATAATATCTCAGCTATCCCCCAAACTGCATATAGTACTTGTATTTCTTTACCTAACCCTTATGTAGCAGCAGGGTCTGTACAACTAGGAATAAATATAAATGTTATCATTCCTGCTCCTGTAGTAACTCAAAATAATCCTGGACCTTTAGTTATAACCCCTCTTCCTTCTAATAACAGAAATACATATTATTATGCTATTACTCTTACTACTACTACAGTTGCCACTACCATTACTATTAGTTCTCTTGATAGCCTAACTAATAATACTTATACTTGTAATTTATCAGTATCTCCATCATTAACATCATTGGTTGCTGTTATGGCTCAAATAAAAACAGATTTACAAACTAATTCTCTTTCTAATTGGAGTATAACTACAACTGGAAATATCCTTACTATATCCTCTATTTTAAATGAGCTTCACCAGCAAATAAAGATATATGAACAATATGACAGTATAAAAAGAATATACTATCCTAAAGTTACTACTTTATCCCTTCTCCCTCCCTCTTTCACTACCCCACTAATAGTTTCCACTTCAGGAGTAACATTTTCTACCGTAACAACTAATAATAATTATCCTTACTCTTTCAAATTTCAAATTTTATACTTGGATAATCTTCAAGATGGACAATCATTTACTTTAAATGGTATTGAAATACCAGTATATGCTAATGATACCTATCAAAGCATTGCTGAAAGGATAGTATTAGTAGACATCCCTTCTTGGGATATTTCATGGGGGGCATCTCCGGTTATTCTTAACACTGTTGTAGTTGGATACAATTATTATATTTATATGTCCTATGTTAATCCGTATACTGAATTAAATAATTACTCTATATATTCAGGATATACTACAGATTCTTATTATGAACAACAATCTCCTAACCAGTATTTATCAACAGCTCAAATGCAATGTGTAAATCTACTCCCTCTGTTTGGTATAGATAACTATCCTTCGTTGTATAAAAATCTTGTAGGTGATTACAGGCTTGATAATGGGTCCACATCAGTACTTACAGATTATACTTCTACCTCTCTTACTACTTCATTAAGTGGTACCTCCACAAATGTAACAACAGGGACTAATGGATATATACCATTAGGGACCCCTGGAGTAACTAATGGATATAGTGGTATTATTTCCTATTATTATAAATATGCTGGATCGGGCTATTCTTTAGTAAACAATGTAGCATCATATAATCAAAATATGCCCATAGCTTTTTCTGGTATGACTATAGCCTTTTCTTACAATGTATCCACCCTTACTGCCCAATCAAATAGTGTTATTATAGCAAAACAGAATGCAGCAAAAAGTGGTGGTTGGGGATTATACTATACTTATGCAGCAGGAGTTGGCACTTTATCTTTATACTCTGTGTCTGCTGGAGGAACCAATACTTGGAGTATAAATATTCCCACCTCTGGATGGCATAGAGTACTAATAACTCTTAATTCCAACGCTATAGCTACTGCTCCTCTTGCTTCTATTTATATAGATAGTATTATTTATGCTTTAGCATTTTCTTCCACTGTTTCTGGTACTGCCTATACTTATAATGTAGATACGAGCTATCCTTTATCTATAGGGGGTTTTTCTACTCCTTCCAATAATTTTACTGGTTGGCTATCCGATATAAAATTATGGAATAGGGGGCTAACTTCTTATGAAATAGCACAAGAAGTTCCATCTATTTTATCTAGGTTACTCTATCTAATAGATACTATTGGAAATTCTCAATATGTTTCGATAGATCATACTACAGGAACTGTTGGATTAAAATTTCAGTATAATCCTTCTGGGTTATTGTCAACAGCTTATACTGCCCAAAGTACTACTGTAAACAATTTTTATACTGATGAAACATACTCTTTAATTACTTCTAATGCTCTTATAGCTATATCAGAGCTTGGAGTTTTTGATAGTAGTAATAATCTAATGGCTTATGCTACCTTTCCTTCTGTTATTTATAACCCTAAAGATTACCATTTATCAGTAAATCTTCTAGTTCAGAACTAAAAGGACTAATTATATATGACAAATAATGCAGGAACAGCTACAAATCTTGGAAATCAACAAGTATCAATATACCAGACTCAACAGTTAGCTTCTATATATGGTAATCAATTATTATATGGTGTATTACAGCCTGGAGTAGCAAATGCTAAAGTAACCATTACTCAAAGTGCTGATACTACTTTAATATTCACTATTGCAGCAGGAACAGAGCTTTTTTTTCAACGTTCTACCTCCTCTGATCCTGCAAGTCAAGGAACTACGGATACCTATATAGTAAAAGTAGTTCTTGCTAGTAATGCTATCATAAATACTCTCTCTAAAGTCTCTTGGACATCAGGAAATTATGTAGGGTCTAGTAAACTTTATATTATTGCAGATTGGGACTATGCTTATTCTTATGCCTCTTTTACTATAGCCAATGATATTAGTATTCTCTCTTATAGCTTTACTGGAAACTATAGCACTACCCAAGGAAATCAAGTTTTAGTAGCAACAATTCTAAATAACGTAGTAGCTGAATCTCATGCTAATCCTCTATCAACTGCAATTACCTATTTTCATATTTCTTATGAAGGACAAACAGGTAGAGATGTATTAGCAAGAGTTAATAACAAAAATGAACAATATTTAGTAGAATTTGTTGGGGATGGTAGTGGGGTTCGCATATCCCAAGGTTCTAATTTTGTTGGGGAAAACTTTACTTCTCCAGAAACCCTAACTTCTAGCTTTTGGTCTTCTCCTGTATACTACCCTACTAGCAATGACTCCCCTTATTCCAATGTACTTGCTCCTACACTATGTACTACTTATATAAATAATGTCACTACAGGAGCATCAATAACTGTATCTTCAGGTAACTATGGTAATTACTATCAAGTAGATTTTTTACGCATCAAATTTGATGAAATCTCACATACACAAGTATTTGTTTGGGAAAGCTTTTTACAACCAACCAATGGGTTTACTTTTGTACTAGGGTCTACCACACAACAACAATTGATTGATTATTTATCTACTGCCCCTGCTTCTGCTCCAGGAACACCTGCATATACTTTAAATGGATTAGGGCATACTTTACTTGTATCAATAAGATTACTATCTGCTGTAAATACAGCTAATGTATTATGGCCGGAATCTACAGTAATTTTTAAAGGAAATAATTTATCTGAAAATACTGGGGTTACCAATCATTCAAGATTTAAATTACCCGTATGGAAGGCATCAGATTTAGGATTATCATAAGGATTAAAAGATGGGTGGATATTACCAATATACAAGTTTAGCACAACTATTAGTTCCTTCAACAATAGTAGGAACTGACCCTACAGGAATAGACAATACTGCTCCGTTTACAAACACATTGACCTATCCTTCTACCTATAGTTCAACTTCCGCTATTGGAACAATACCTACTATGATAGCACCTTTCACTGGTGAAGCTATCAATACTAATTTCTATAACTTAGCCTTATCAGCTATTGATAATACTAGTCGTATTACTAATATTGAGGCTAGGTCATTATCTTCCTCTTCTTCATTAGTAGGATATGTTACTTACAATGGTCTTACTGAGGCTTTGGGAGAGTTTTATTCAGGAACCCCTCTATCTATTTCTTCTGTGAATACTTTTAGTCTAAATTTACAATTGGATGGAACTACTGGTCATAAATTTGCATTTAGGGTAGCAGCAGGATCAGGGATAGCGTATATAGGTAGTTCTGTAAATATACCTGCATCTACCTTTAGAACAGTTTTTATTGGTGATGCTACTTATGGTGGAACATATAGCTCCACTGCTACTTTATATACCTATTTAATTTCTAAGCTAAGATACAATAGTAATACTGCTTCTTATGGAACTTCAGCTTTTAATGTTACAGGAAACTCTTCTCCTGCAACTTATACCTATCCTATAACCATAAATAAAACTTTCATGATTTATATCAATGATAGCTATATGACAGGAACAGGTGCTGTATGTACAATAAATAATACTTATACTAATTTTACAAATTATATGGGTGGTATAGCAAATGCTATGAATGCAGCAGTAGTTGGTACCTTTGGAGTAGCGTATAACAATTTATTTTATGTAGCACAAACAGGAAACAATGTAATTATTACTGCTAATAATAATAGGGCTACTGGTGGAGTATATGAATTTTTATTAGCAATGGCAAGTGGAGATACAACCACTACCTCTATATTAGGAACAAATTCAGTATATGGTGGGTTAGGAGTATTGAATACTAGTGGTAATACTTCTCAAGTTGAAACATATGATCTTTCTTCTTTCTTAAATTTTACTTTTACTGGTTCGGCTAACCCTTATTATCTTAATCTTGTAGGCAATGGTCCTTCAATGACTATGGCTTTCCTAGATGGAGACACTTCTGTTTACACTACTCCTGGATTTTTCTATAATAATGGTTCTGGTAGTTTTATGGGTCTTTCTGGTCCTACAGCTACTTCATCATTATTAACTTCGCATACTCGCTATCCTACTTCCTTAACGTATTCTTCACCTTATATATTAAATTATGGTGGAAATTTAAATGTAAATAATTTTAGTTGTAATAATTTTACTGCTACAGGTACTGTTACTTATTCAGGAACAGTTTCTTTCTCTGGTGTGCAGGTATTTAGCAATATTACTGCTAATGGAAATTTGACAGTAACTGGAACTACACAAAATGTAGGTTCTTTTGATGCTGGTACAACTCTTTCTAACTTTCCCTATTCAACAACAACACGATTAAATTATGATGGTATACTGTATGCAGCATTATTTAATGGTGATGCTATTGGAATACATCTTCCTACTTACATTTATAACTTTGCCTATAGCTCTGCTGCTCCTTTAGGCTATGGCTATTATAATGATGCTTCTGGTGCTATTCCTACTAATGGATATGGTGGTCCTTTTTATTATGCCAATGGTGGTGGTACTGGATTTAGTTCACCTCTTACCTTGGCATCTACAAACAATACTGTATTATTTAATACTTTTGATATAACATTATCAAAGCCCGCTTCCAACTGTCAAGGACAAGGTATTTCTTATGATTTTGCTATTGATTATGGTATGACTACTCAGCCCTTTCAAATTTCATTTATATATACCACTCCGAATAATACAAACTATGCTACTGGCTATATATCCGTATTTTTATATGATAAATCTAATTCTAATTTAATTCCTTTGTCTACTAATCAGATTATTGCTACTAATGGATTGCCCTCTATGTTCTTGGCTACTTTCTTACCTTCTTCCTCTACACAATATAGATTGATATTTCACATAACTACATCTACAGATACAGCTTCATATACGTTACAATTTAATGCTGTATCTGTAGTACCACAGACATTCTTGACTACTACCTCTACCATGATAAATGCATGGACATCTTATCCTTTAACAATAGGTACATATGGAACAGGAACCACTAATGTTACTTTAGGAACAGGGGGTATAGCCTCTGCTCAATGGAGACGCTCAGGCTCAGACATGGAAATTTTGTTTAATTACACCCATACCTCTGCGGGTTCTGCGGGCTCGGGAACTACATATTTATTCCCTTTACCTGCTGGTTATACTATTGATCAGACAAAATTAACTTCTACGCTAGGAACAGCTACTTTTCTACCAGTTGGACATGGTAAAATAGCAATAGCGGCTAGTACTACTGTTTCCTACGCTACTATGTATGTTAATCCCTCACTAACAAATATAAGTACTACAGGTTTAACTTGGTATAATAGTCTTATAATGCAGTACTTATCCTCATTAACAGCAGAGACCCAAGTAGCTACAGCTAACTCTGGTAATATAACTCAAGCCACTTATTTAGGATATGATTTCTATGCTAAAGTTCCTATTGCTCAATGGAATGTCCCTACTAATCTTTCTACTGATTATCAAGAATACGCCTATAATAGTAATAATATTACTCCTGCTGCAAACGATACTACTTCTTTTGCATATGGAGCTAATGGAGTATTGGTTCAATCCTTTTCTACATCTGGGGTTACTCCAATAACAAGATATGTTCAATTTACAAAAACAATAAATAATAGAGATGATTTTGTTGTAGAGTTCATGAACCCTACCTATCCCTCAGTATGGTTAACAGCTAATCAGCTTGGTTATGGGTATACAGCATTATCTACTACAAATTACTATGGAGTATCCACAACCATAGTGAATAGTACTACAGTTTCTGTAAATTTCTATCAAGCATATGATGTTGGTACTGGTCATACGTGGGCATCAATAAATACATGGTATTGGAGAGTAAGAAAGAGATCAGTAGGGAATACAGCGGAACAGCCACCCGTAATTCGTGCCGAATATTACACTACCTCTTCTTCTGTAGGTTCTTCAGGAACAGTTATTAACTGTGATACCATGTTTGAAGACACCCATACTTGTGTTTCTACTCCTGCGTCAGCTTGGAAATTCACTGCCCCTTCTCCTGGAGTATACCAAATGGAAGTAACCTTGGGGTTACAAACTGGTAAAGTATTCAGTCTGAATGAAATTGATTTAGTAGTTCTTTTCAAGAATGGCACTGCATATTCTACATTATCTTCATATAATAATGGTGCTGCTTATACTACTTCAGGGAATTTTGTTATTACTGGTACAAAAACTATAAGATTAAAACCTGGAGACTATATTCAAGCTTTTTACTATTATGCTAATTCCCCTTCTTATATTACTTATGCTCTTAGTGCCCCCTATTGCACACGTATAATTGTAGAAAGAATAGGGGCATAAAAGACTAATTAGATAGAGGATAAACAATGCCAGCCTACCCTTCAGAACATGGTGATGTATTTATACTTGCTGATACTACTCGACAGCAATTAGCATTTAATGCTCATGGAACAAATTATACTATTCAACCTAATGTATGGTATATGCTTGGCACTACTCAAGCTGTATATAAAGGGTATGCAATAGCAATATTAACAACAAACCCCATTACTGTAGGAATTGCTGATCAAAATTCAGTAGCAGCAATTATTGGTGTGGCTTTAAATACAGTCACCTCTCCCTCTTCTTTAGTTACCCTATCTGGAAGCTCAATAGATACTACCGATTTACATAAAATACTTATGGCATCTACTACCGGAATAGTTTCTGGTATGATGGTATCAGGTATTGGTATCCCTATTAATACCTTTGTAGCTTCTGTTTCTAATAATACCTATATTATATTAAATAATGCACCATCAGGATATACTAATCTTACATTTGGTACCGCTATTGAGGTAGCCTCTGAAGGACCTTTTAACTTTACTTCTGCTGTTTTCAATGCATCAGATATAGGGTTGCCTCTCTATATGTATCCTGCTGCTTCTACTACTTTTACTGGTCCAGGAACCATAAGCCCGCCTACTACTCAACTTACAACCTCGCACTCTTTAGCATCAGCCTCAGGACAACCTATACTTGAAGTAGGAGTATGCACTTCTATTTATTCTATGCTAATAGACCTACAAGGAGATGTCCGAGGAGCATCTGGCTTATCTCAAGTATCAGTAAATGCTGGTGAGGCTATCCCTAATATAGCTACCCCTTTAGTAGTTTCTATGGGATCAGATGGGTATGCATACGTTGCTGATAAAAGAAAATCATCCAATATATTAGCACCAAAATTATTATTAGGTACAAATTCAAGTGGATTAACATTACAACAAGCTACACCTCAAACCACTATGGCTACTTTTACTGTTACTCATGGGGCTACCTCAGGAGGAAGTGTAGTTCAGTGGGGAGGGGGTGCATCTGGAAATGTAACAGTATCTGCTTCTGATGATATGCCCACCGTAGCTTTAGATATTATTACTTCGGCTCCTTCAGGATGGGTAATAACCTCACAAGGGCCTAATGTTACTATGGTAAAGACAGGAATACAGGCTGCTCCTACCATAGCACCAGGTAATGGTGTTACTTTTAGTGCTATTTCAACTACTTTTACTTATTCACAATATACATTAACTTTATCTGGTACTGCTAATGGTGGTAGTATTGTTATTCATGGGCTATCTATTACTCCTACTACAGGACACACTTCTAATCAAGCTGCTTCTGATATAGTCACCGCTATAAATCTTTCCACTAATGGGTTGTCAACAACATGGTTAGCATCTTCTTCTACAAATATTGTTACTCTAACCTCTATAGTAAATACTAATAGAAATACTCCGGTAGGGTTTTTAATAGGGGCTAATTCTGGATTTAGTAATACTTATGCTTCTGGTACAGGTTCAGCAGGTGGGAGTATAGCCAAGATACTGTGGATTCCTGATTTAGGATATTTTGTAGGGCTTGTAAGTGGTTCATCAAATGCTGCATATTATTCCATTGATGGTATAAATTGGGCAGCAACAGGAAACTTACCTTCTTCAGGAAACTGGATGGACTTGGCATGGTCCCCCTCTTTAGGCACTTTAGTTGCTATATCTCAAACTACTGCTGGTGCTTATTTTGTTTCTGCATCAAAAACATGGTCGTCTATGACACTTTCTTCTCCAGGAGGTGGATCATGGTGGGCAGTAAAATGGTCACCATCATTAAATTTATTTGTAGCTATAGCCAATGGCTCAACGGCAACATCATATTCCTCTACTGGAACAGGAACATGGTCAACAGGTGGAACATTTACTACTACAACTCAATGGGGTTCATTAGAATGGAGTCCTGATTTAGGAAAATTTGTTGCAACCTCCTTAAATGCAGGTCGTTCTGCTTATTCAACAAGTGGATTAACATGGACAGAGAGCACCGCAGGATTACCTTCAGGTGGAACTAAATCTATAAAATGGTCTTCAACTTTAGGGTTGTTTGTAGCCCTTTGCCAGACTACCAATACTACTATTTCAGTAGCCTCCTCTGATGGTATTAATTGGCAACAATATGCAAATTTACCAGCAGCAGGGGTAGGATTTACATGGTCAGCATTGGAATGGTGCCCAGATAGATTAATTTTTATAGCACTTTCTAATAATACAAGTGCAGCAACAGTAGCTTACTCCTCTGATGGAAAAGCATGGACAGCATTAACAACTTCTCCAGTATTACCTGC